ATCGAAGCTCCATTTGAAACAGCAAATGTAAACTATATTAGCATTGTTTCCAAACCAAATTATGTGGATGTAACAGTCGATGGAGCTCAACAAGGTGCTAACAGTGTTGTAAGATTTGTAAAGAACACCACGAAAATCTGGCCCGAAGAGAAGTACATATTCCAGACATATGCAAATTCGGTATTCGAAGCATCTGCTACCACCTCAGCAAATGTTGAATACGATAACGCAAACACTTTTTATAATACTGCTGATCCCGCCGATACTGCAGTATTGAGAGAATGGGTTTCACCAGATGACGAAAGACAGAATCGTATTTCAGCAGAAGATTGGTACTACATATTTGAAATGAATGTTGGTGATGGTGTAAACACTCTAGTCGAAGACCATATCGTCACATTTCTACAGCGACATTATTGGTCTACCAAACCTGGTAAGGGCATTTTCGAAAATGTAATTGACGACACACCCCAAGCAAATGGAACATTTGAAGACTTGTATGCCCCAACGATATCGCAGGTACAGCAAGACTATTATTTGTTTGCGAATACATATAATGAAATGATTCGAAACGCAGAAGACCTTTTTGGAGAGCAAGAATGACCCCAGCGGCAAGATTTGGAGATCAAGTGGCAACGGGAACACCTGCAACACACGGTTGTTCTTTAACATCTACGATCGCCACAAATGTAATACCTACCGTATTGATTGAAGGTTCCGCGGCTGCAATTGTGGGATCTGTTACTGCCATACATGGTATTAAGGTGGGTAGTAGTTGTGTACCTCATACTGGTACCGTAAATGCTGGATCTTCTAAGGTCTTCATTGCTGGATTTCCTGCTGCAAGAGTTGGCGATCTGGTTGAGACTGATGGTGCTATTATTACTGGTGCGGCAAAGGTACTGATGGGATGACACCTCAGCAAATTTCGGATTATAAAATGAGATGGATGCGAGAAACAGCAGTAGAAGTACCCATTCACTCAGACCTCGAATCGGTTTGTAAAAACTGGTGTAAAGAAAACCTCAATCAGTGGCAATGGAAGCTTACTGAATGGACTAATGTTTATGAACACACGATTTACTTTGAAAATGAGCTCTTTGCTAGAGAGTTCAATAAATGGGTAGCGTGGTATTATTTGGAGAATGAACTATGATTGATGTAATTACTTTGAAATTGAATTCTGGTGAAGAGGTAATCGGCCGATACGAAGGCAAGACACCAGAACAAAATATCATCTTAAAGAAACCTGTCTGTCTGGCTCCCGGGCAAGAAGGTTTTGGAATGATCCCTTGGATTATGAGTGCTGATGCTGATCAGGTAGAAATTAACCGTAATTCAGTTATCGGCCAGGCGGATACGATTGAAGAGATTGCTAAGAAATATCTTGAGGTGACCTCAGGTATTGCTCTCGCCTCTTGACACCCACCCAGTGACATGATATAATGTCACATTGAATTAAGGTTATATTATGTTTACACATCACGACCATGGCGTTGTTCTACCGACTCTGACTCGAAAAACGACCGAAGAAGGTAGAAGATATTTCACCCCAGATGGATCTGCTTATCCGTCAGTAACGACGGTTCTCGGTATCCTGAGCAAACAAGCCATCATAGAATGGAGAAAGAGGGTAGGAGAAGAAGAGGCAAATCGAATCTCCCGACAAGCATCTGGTCGTGGTACTGCTGTACACAAGCTTTGTGAAGACTACCTCAATAATGAAGAAGATTGGAAAGGCAAACATCAGCCTGCCAATCTCTTCATGTTCAATACGCTGAAGCCCGTGTTAGACGAAAAAATAAATAATATATGGTTTCAGGAAGTTTATCTTTATAGTGATAAATTGAAGACTGCTGGCCAGGTTGATTGCATTGCAGAGTTCGAAGGTGAACTCTCAGTAATTGACTTTAAAACATCGAGACGCGTAAAGAAAGAGGATGGAATCCTCGGTTATTTTCTTCAGGTCTCTTTTTATGCCGCAGCCTTTTATGAGATGACAGGCATCCCGATCCGTCAGGGTGTCATTCTTATTGCTGTAGATGACTCTGAGCCTCAGGTATTTAAGTTTAACACTTATGATTACCTTGAACATTTTGTACAGGTAAGAAAAAAATATAGGGCTCTTTATGAAGACAAAACCGCGGTACATAATAATTGATTATAATAGAGGCGTATTTTTAGGAACCTATTCCGATGAAGATGTAGGGACCGATAGTGATCCAGATAAGCGATATGCCCTATTTGCCAATAATAACCCTTTCTATATCACCAGAGCATGTTCTTTTAGATCAGCCAATATGGCTAGAGCTTACATAGAAGATGTCTTCCCGCAACCCAGGTGGCACGATCTAGCAGCGATGCCCGTGGACTCAGATGATGAGTATCCAGATGTGATTGATATCATCAAATCTGGCTATGGCGATCATGTATACGATATGCTAGACGGCTTGTTCGACACACCGGACAATCCCACCATCCACTGATTCTTATAACAAAAAGTTCTAAGAATATTCCAAAATAATCTAAAAATACCCGAAAAAGGTGTTGACTCTGGAAGCATAGCCCCTTATAATGGTCTCAGAAATTAGAAATGAGACCAAATTATGCTGAAATATGAAAACACTGCTGAGATCGGAGACGTCATCAAGGCTTATGATTTCGAGCCTGTTGAAGGTCGTCCCGATGCTTATCTTGTGGGTCGGGTCATTCGTAAAGGACCTGTCTACGTTGAGATTGAACCGGGCCGTAAGGCCTACGTCTGTGACGGTTACACCGTTTGCGTGACAGATTCTGTGTCTGGTTCTGATAAGCTTGACAAGAATCGAATCGGTAGAGAAATGTATGTCCCCTATGAAACAGCCATTTGGGATTATGATGGACGAGTGGAGGTAGTAGCCTAATGAGAAAATATACAGTTAAAGTTTGGGAAGATGGTTGTGGTTCGTTTACCTTTAAAGGAATCGAGGCTTCAAATAAGAATGAAGCCTGCCAAGAAGGTATCGAAGTCTACAAGATCTTTGCTGAAGACCTTGAAATCAAAACCCTTAACGCTACTGCAACTTTGGAGAGAGTATAAATGTCAATGTACGATTGGCTTCAGGATCGAATTGATACCACGGGTGTCAAGCTGTACGACTTTCGTAACAAAGCTATTCAGACTATCACCCTTCAATCTGGTACTGATTTACCGACTAGGAGTCAAATGTTTTGTCGGTTGCAAAAGACTGTTGAGCTTCGTAATGAACTGAACGAGGTAATTGAAAACCTCGAAAAACTCTTAGATGGAGAATATAATGGTAATCGAAAAAGCTAAAGAGAAGATGGATGCAATCCGCATTGCTGAGAGCTGCATGAATTCGGTTTTGACCGTCAACCCAAATGCCTTTGAAATGAAGGTGTTTGCAACCCTTGCTGAGTTAAAGATGGATCTGCTTGACGCCCTCGACGAAGAATTTGAAAAAAGTTTCAAATAAATTGAAAAAAAGTGTTGACAAAGTTGTTTTCATTTGATATAATTACTCTGTAATTTGATGATTGAGAAGGAAATTTGATATGGCATACGTTAGTCAAGAAATGAAAAAGAAGTTGGCCCCTGGCATCAAGGCCGTCCTGAAAAAATACGGAATGAAAGGGACCGTTGCTGTCAAGAATCATATGAGTCTGGTCTGTAACGTAAAGAGCGGACCCCTTGATATTTTGGGTGCCCTTCCTGTCAGTGAATATGGTCCCCGTGACTATGTTCAAGTCAACCCCTACTGGATCGAAGAAAACTATGATGATCCTAAGGTTGTCTCTTTCTTAACTGAACTAAAGGATGCCCTTGAAGGTCCTGATTTCTTCTGCAATGACGATATCATGACTGACTATTTCCACCGAAGCCACTACATCGACATCAACGTCGGACAGTTTGGCAAACCCTATGTTTTGGAGGCTTAAGATGACCGACTTCTATACCTTGGCTCAAGACCTTCAAGAGTGCAAGAACGACAAACAGCTCTTGAAGGTTGTTCAAGATATTATGAAAAACAAGGCCAAGTATGGCTTGGACGAAGACCAACTTAACAAGCTTGAACAAATCGGTATTCGACGATATGATCAGCTTGAACGTGAACGTCAATTCATGTTTCGAAATAAGAAGTGGGGTAATTAATATGGAAAACCTGGACGGCCTCTACAATGACCTTATTTGCCTCTGCGAGATTCGTGGAGAGTTGTCCCCCGAAGATAATGCAAAGGTAGAGGCTCGCATTTCTGAACTGCGCAAGCAAATCGCAAAAATTGAAGAAACTTTAAATTAAGAGGAAATTTAGTTATGGCACATAATCTTGAAATCGTTAATGGTGAGGCTCAAATGGCCTATCGTCTTTCTTCTGGTGTACCCTGGCACGGAATGGGTGTACCTGTGAATGATGACATGACTCCACGAGAAATGATGGTCGCTGCTGGTCTTGACTGGGAAGTCGAAAAGGTAGACACCTTTATTCGCTATCGTGGCGACAACCAGAAGACCGGACAACAGGCTCTGGTACGAAGCACCGATGGCAAAATCTTGACCATGGTTGGCGAAGGTTGGAATCCTTGCCAGAACGAAGAGGCGTTTGAGTTCTTTTCTGAATTCGTCTCTAATGGTGACATGGTAATGGATACTGCTGGATCCCTACAGGACGGTCGACTTGTTTGGGCTGCAGCCGATGTAAAAGATGGATTCGAGCTATTCGGTGGTGATGAGGTCAAGGGTTATCTCTTGTTCTCAAATCCGCATCAATACGGTAAGAGCATCGACGTCAAATTTGTCATGACCCGAGTCGTTTGTAATAATACTCTGACTATGGCTCTCACCGAGAAAGGGATGCCTGCTGTCCGACTCTCTCACCGTACAGAATTTGATGCTGAGAAGGTCAAGACGCTTCTGGGTATTTCACACACTCGTGTTGAACAGTTCAAACAGGCAGCTGAATTCCTTGGTTCCAAGCGCTACACCAACGATTCGTTCCAGAAGTTCCTTGCAAAGGTCTTTGGTGAATCTACTAAGGAAAACAAAACACTCAGTCGTACTGCTGAACGTGCACTTGAGATCGTCGATACTCAACCAGGAGCAGAGTTCCGACCAGGCACTTGGTGGAATGCATACAATGCAGTTACCTATCTGACCGATCACGAACTGGGTCGAAACGCTGACAACCGTACTGCATCTGCATGGTTCGGTGCAAACGCAAAACGTAAATTGGATGCATTGAACACGGCTGTAGAAATGGCAGAGGTTGCTTAAGCAACCTCTCTACCTCACACACACCATAGGAGTAGATTATGAAATTTTTTAAAAGAACCGATGCTTATGTTGGCACATTCGACGTTGAAAGTGTCGACGATATGATTGAAATTGAAAAGATTCGTCGGGTTGTTCGTAATCTAAACAAGACGCTGAAAGAGTCTGGTGCTGTTGACTCCTCTGGTGATCCTATTCGTTATCGTCTTTGCCTGAAAGGAAGAAAGCCTAGAATTCCTATGTACAACAAAAAGACTAAGCGAATGGTAAAATATACGGCCTTTGGTGATATCCCAGGTGGTATTGCTAATGCACAATCAATTGACGCATATTTACATCGCAGATATTAACCGTCAAAAAATTTACATTCTGGGGCCTTTAGGGCCCCTTTTTAGTATGAATAATGATAGGTGTGTCAAATAGTTGACATATTTTCATTGACTAACGAGGGCAAACGAGGGTTTATTCATGGGTGGATATGCTCTGTTATAAATAGCCTTGAGATTTGTATATTGATTAAGGTATAATATGAAAACTAATATTTTGCTTTTTGTTATTTTGCTCCTAGGCTTTTCTTCTAGTCCATATGCACAAGAAGAAACACCAGATCCGATAGATGATGTGATCAGATCAGAGGCGACGACCACCAGTACAGTGACAACGAATGGTAATACAACTACTACTCTAAAATCACCTCCTGCTAGTGCAATATCCCCAACGATCAACACATCGAATTCCGACCTCTGTACATTTGGAGTTGCTGGGGCAATACAAACACAGATTCTTGGTGTATCTACGGGAACACAATTTACTGATGAGAACTGTGAAAGATTAAAGAACGCTAAGACTCTTTATGATATGGGAATGAAGGTCGCTGCCGTTTCTTTGATGTGTCAAGACAAGAGAGTCTTTGATGCGATGATGAATGCAGGAACTCCCTGCCCATATGATGGTTTAATCGGCCAAGAGGCAAAAGCAGCTTGGAAGGTAAATGCTCAAGACGAACCTCTTGCTGAGGGCGAAAAGGGTAAAAAGGAGGAACTGGACGTTGATCAAAAGACACTCATGGCCGCTGGTGGGGTTGCTGGTTTGCTTCTTCTGCTTGTCTTACTCTGAGAGCACTAGGGCACAATCAACTCAAACTGTCTACGGCATCACTCAAAACGCTGCCAATCCTGGTTTGAATTGGGTGATGACGAATGTTCTACCTCAGCAAGCTGGACTGACTGTAGGTAATGTAATCTATCAGTATACCACCGTAAAGAACACCGAAGATGATATGGTGGTCTACGTCCAAAACGAAGATGCACAAAATGAAGGACAATACATTTTCCGCGAGGCAGATGATTGGTCTGGATTACCATCTAACTCTATTCGAAAAGTTGTATCCGTAGGTGGTATCCCAATTGATCGCTGGGGTGATGGTTCGATTGAAGTAGAGGGTAAAGGTTCGGTTACAGACCCCTCAGTCCTTTACACCTACCAATATGATCCATGTTTTGACCCACAGACCAGCCCCGACTGTCCAGGCTATAAACAGCCCTTTGTTGCGATTGAAGAACCAGATCCTTACAATGCGCTTGATGAAGACTACGTGCAGGACGAGATCGATAGAAAGGCTGTAATGAAAGATGAAGATCAGGAAGACAGAGATCGTCGAAGGGTCGAGGCAAAAGAAGAGATTAAAGAAAATTTAGAAAAGATTTTGGGCACCGGCAATAATACTGATATTGCTGCAGCCTCAAATCTACTTCATTCACAGCTAACAATGCTTGATTTCATGCCAACGAGTTATTATGAAACAATACCCGGAGGTGAGTACGTCGAGACTGTAGAATTAAAAGATTCGGATTTGCCAGATAATACTTCTGGTAGAAGAGCACAATTTGCGCAAGAATTACTTCATGAGGAATTAGTGAATTTACAGTATGAGAATAAAACAGAAAAATAAAAATAAGGAGAACTGTATGTTCAAACAAATCGGCATTGCTATTCTGGCCGCTTTTTCAACTGTTGCAATTGCAGAGGACGTCAACATTACTGGTACGGTAGAATCAAAATGTCTTGTTGTGACTGATACAGTTGGTATCTACGGAAACCCCACACCCAACCTGTTGACTACAGATGGTACAAATGGTGGTGTTAAACCAATCGTTCGATATGATGTAATCATTGCTGACTACTACAAAGCAAGAATTACTCATCCCATTTCGTTTTCCGAAAGCCCTACATTGAGTGATGTTGTTACCTGGACTGGTAGTACCTCGGTTGCAGAAGTATCTGATGCGGGCATGTCTGCGTATGACACTGATAAGATCACATTCGATAACGTAACTGAAGTTGATCTTTCTATTGCAGGAAGCACTTGGTTTCAGGTAGAATCAGAAGCTGACTACGGATATGACAAGGCTTTTCCAGCTGGAACGTATCGAACAATCGTTACTGCTGAGTGTATCGCTATCTGATATATAAATAAAAGATGAAGAAGTTCTTTGTTATTACATTGTTGGTTTGGATTTGTGGGCCTGTGATGGCCCACGAGTTTACTCCGACATATCCGAAATTGAAACCATCTTTCGTATCAGGTGTTCTGGTTGCTGAGATGAAACTATTTAATGCTAGGAAAGACGTTGAATATTTCGGTTTGGGTGTATATGACAGTGAATGGAACTCGATACCCTTTGCCACTGAAAGCGATGTTATCAAACTAAAATATTTGGCAAGGAAAAATGTGAACATATATATCCGCGAAAAGGATAAGAACCGAGCGGTGTATATTTGTTCTGAATCGAAATTGTTAGGAGCAGGAAGCTCTCTGACAATGGTGAAATCTAAAATATGTTCTAAGATAAAATGACGCGCACAAAATTTATATTATTCATTACAGTATATTTCGTTATAGGTTTTTGGGCTGGTGCTGCTTATGGTCAATCGAGTTCGATTAATATGGCCATTCCACAGACATCACCTAACTTCCAAACTGATAGGATTCGAGCAGGTGATTTGGAATGTTCGATGGCAATCGGTTCCTCTACTAACGTAGAATTTGGTGTTGTGGGAATTATGAATCAGAATGATCCTATGTTCAATTTGACACAGCAGGATCCTTCTTTTCGTTATAACAATGATCAATTTATACGGGATGTGGGTGTATATGGAAGAATCACTATTCCTCTAGGTGCACCAAAAGAAAGGCTCAATTGTAATGTTCTATATCAATTGGAGTTGGAGAAAAAGAGATTGGAAGTTATGAGACTTCAAGCCGAGATTCAAAATTTGAGGGCATTGAAGTTCGAGGAAAACTGACGAGGGAATAAAATCATGGTTGAGATTGCAGCCGCATTAAGCATGGCTGGATCTGCATACAACATGATAAAGAATGGTATTGAGAAGGGACAGGAGATTAACGATCTCTACCAAGGATTTTCGAAATTTTTTGATGCGAAGGAAGAATTAGCAGAAGCAGCAATTGCGAACAACAACCCGTCATTAACACAAAAGTTATTTTCGGGCAAGAGTGTCGAGGCACAGGCCTTAGAGGTTACAGCTGCCAGACACAAGATGGTGGCTCTTGAAAAAGAGTTGCGCGAATTTCTGATCTACACTGGTCAGATAAATTTCTATGAGGATATGATGCGAGAGCGTAGAAAGATACGCCAGCAACGCCTCGAGCTAGCAAAACGAAAAGCAGAGTCAAGACGATTTTGGACTGACGTGGCTCTGGTATTCGGAGCGCTAGTGGTCTGTACAGTTATTATCGTTGGCATGATTGCCATAATAACAAGCGCATGAAAATGAAAATGGAAATCAACTCACTGGGTGAGAGATTATATACAGTTTACAATGAACGAGGGAATATTATTATAAGAACAACCAGCCTTAAGGCTGCAAAGGAAGCACAACAATGGCAAAAGACTTAGGTGAAATGACAGAAAACTTCGAAGATGAAGTTGAAAATCTGAAGAACACTAAAATGAAATTGTTTGGCATTACCATGACCCCGACTACAATAGCTGGGGCTTTCGCAGTATTGAGTTCTATTCTTGCTGCACTATATGGTGGATTTGAAACGTACAAAGCTTTTCAAGAAATGAGTGAAAAGTTAGAAGTGATGGATATCGAAGCCGTCGAGGCTCGTAATGTGGCAATCGAAACCAAATTGAATGACGCAATCGATTATACCCGAGATATCAAAAATAGTCTACGAGACGATATCATTCGTGTAGAACGAGTTGCTGAAAATGCCAGTAATAGAGTCAAGACTGTACAGGATGATATAGACCAAAGAATGAGAGAACTGTCTGACTTAAGTAGGGAATCGGAAAAGGATGTCCGTGACACGATGCGAGAAACAGAGGATCGTATCGATGGTAAAATGGAGAAGTTAGATGAAGACCTCAGAGAAACGCTACAGAAAGCATTGGATAATCCATTGGGCGGTAATTAATCTACTACTTTTTTCTTCACATGCATCTGCTGAATTCAGACACTTCAGCGAATGGACAAAGAAAGAACAATCGCTCTTTCTTGCATACCACACCGTTGCCTACATCGACCACCGGCAAACACGAGTAGGCCTCAGAAACGGATACAGAGAAAAAAATCCTATCTACGGCCAGGCCCACCGAGATAAATCAATCCTTATCAATGGTATCGTGGCTGCCGGTGCATACTACCTCATAGGTAAGAACGAACCAAACCATTTCAATCTCACACTGGCAATAGGTACAGCAGGTCGTGCTGTAGCCGTGTATCATAACGACTCGATAGGGGTGAGCTGGAAAGTCGCCTTTTAGATCTAAAAGTTATATCGATATTCCAAAATATTCTAAAAAAAGTGTTGACTTTGTCAGCATAGCCCCTTATAATGTCTTTGAAATATGAAATTAAACGGAAATATTGATATGACCAAATTTGAAAAAGACCAGTTTACTTGGGACGGAATGTACCTCATGTATCGAGGCCGTCATACCCAATCCGTGAATATGGAAGATCACAACCCTAATTGTCATCCTTCTTGGATTGGTAAGCCGAGACCTGATTTCATTGCTCGATTCAAATATGGTGGAAAGCCTTGGAAATCTTGGGTGAACTGCCTGGTCGACAATTACACTGTCGAAGAATATCTTGCTGAGAGTCGAAAGACCTCACCCCTTCAGGCAGTTCAAAAGGTTGGTTATTCTGGTCGTGGACGATACTTTAAGAGGGCTGTGTAATGGGTTTGATTGCTAATATTTTTCGGAGTGACATGGACGATTGTTCGAACGGTGGCATTTCTGCGAAACACAATCGTGTCTGTATAGTCAACTGTGAAGGCCCCTTCGAAGCGACCGATGAGCTTCCTGCTGTTTTGATGGTTATGGGTAATCTGCCTGGGACAGTGAAGATTGTACCCTTAGACTTACAAGAGTCAAAAAGGTGGACCATGTTTGGTGGAACCTATATAGGCACCTCTGATGCTCGATTTGGTAAAAAGGTCGAGCAAATCATCGGCAATATCCGTGGCAGGGCAACTAGTATTGTGGCTTTTCACGATAGGGTCGAAAATTAGTTGTTGACAAAGTCGGTTTGATTTGATATAATTATTTTGTAATTTGGTGAAAAGGTAGAGATATGGAAAACACATATTGGAATGGCAATGGAAAATACCAAGCTGCTTACGAAGAATTGGTTGCGGCAATGCCGAGGATGGGCAAGTGTGATACTGTTGCTGGAGAAATGATTCGGGCCGCAAGTCGTATAGGTTATGATTTCTATAATAACGGTATGGGTAATAACACTTCTGGTTCTTTGAATTACCTTCGTGAACAATCAGCCATCGATGACGATATCTATGACGCCATTTATGGGTATACTCGTGGTCGAATTTATAACGGCCATTACGAGGGTGATTCTCTTCAGGTAGCCATTGAGAGCATGGTAGACCAGACTGTTGGAATGATCGTTCACAACCCAGTCCTCATGACGATTGAGAACAAAGAAGATATGTTCGACTATCAAGAGGAAGAGCAGTCTTTCTGCGAGACGTGTGGATGCGAGATGGATGATAACCGCGGCTGGTACTGTGAGGACTGTGAATATTGGATGGAAGAGGAAGAAGAATATGTTTAAGGATTGGATTCAGGTAGGAATTTATGCCACAGCTTTGGCAACTATTGTTTTCATGGTTGGGTGGTATATCTACTTTGTCTGGAGCGATTGCCTTGGTGATCACTCATTTCTCACATGCGCAAGAATGTTAACGTAAATGAAACCACGTGATAGATTTGCTACTATTCAAACAATACCCACTAAAAATGAGAAGGGTGAGTGGTGGTTTGAAGGTCGTCAAGTTTATCTTATATCACATCCAGAGTGGAAAAAAGAATTTTTAGAGCGGCACAAGGTTGAAGAAAAATGAACAGCTTTAGAAAACTACAGAAAAGGCTACAGGAAGAAGGTTGGTATGTCGGGTGGAATGAGCCTTGCTGTCAATCTTGTGCATGGGGTTGTCTACCATATGAGCACGAAGAGGGTCCACGCATTGGTGAAGACATTGATTTTGATAAGGTACTGTTCAATCATAGCCAAGATTGTGAGGTATTCATTGAAGGGAATGAATGTGAGGCCTGCGAAGGTGACGGGGTCGATGAGGACGACAACGATTGTCCTATATGCTATGGCTTAGGTGAGATAGATGATGGTTTCGATATTTCACAGTATGACACCAGTGTAGAGG